AGCTCCTCTTACTGTCTTAATGCGATCTGTTTGAGCTGGTAATGCTATCGGATCTTTTTTAGCTGCTAGCATATCTACATTTCTATCAACAGTGTTAGCTGCAGCTAAAGCAGGATCCTCAGCATCTTCCGATTTAATATCACTAGTATATACACTTTTTACCTCTAAAACTATATGATTGTTGCCAATTTTAATTTTAAGTTCCTTTGGTCTATGAAGTGATTCTACTTCTATCTGACTAACAGTGTTAAGTAGTTCTACTAATTTATCAACCATATTACTCTTAATACTAGCCTGCTCAGAGGGTAAGTTATTTTCTACAATACTCAAAAACTTGGACATATGTATATTTATCTAACAACAAGTAATTTGTTGGATGATTGCTTGAAGTACACATCATAAAGATAGACTAAATCGTATGATTTAAGAAACTTAAATAGTGATTTAAAAGAAAATCTCGTAACATCAAAGTTTTTACTATAAAATAACTGTGTTTCGAGCTCTACCACCGTCTCAGCAACATTATTATGTATCTCATCAAGGAAAAAATCAACTGTCGTGTCATTAGTTATAAATTGAAAAGGCAATTTTTTTAAAGACTTAAAGATTAATGCAAGTAAAACATCGCTTTCATCTTGTGGTATCATAAAAGTATTGCGATTAACATAAATTGCAATAGACTCGCAACCAGATAACGTTTTGATTTTATCACATAAAGTAACAATTAAGGCGTTAATGAATATCTTTTGTGTATCCTTATATTTAAAGTCGTTACGTATATTATATAAATCAATATCAGCATTATACTTATGAAAGGTGTGTTGTAAAATATAATCAAAGTTTAACAACTTAATGTTATAACGTGGAATTTTGCAATCTATAATCATTTCCGTTTTTTGGTCTGCTAATTCGCAAGTTAATAATTCCGTTGTAATAGTCATCTCTAAACAAAACCTCCTCTTCAAATTGAAGTTTAGCCTCAAAGTATGATAATTCAAATTTTGATTTACAGAAGCGTAAAATCTCAAATTTAAAATTGTCTTTTCCGTATGTAATCATATCTTCATTAAGCTCTCGTGATGAAGATGTGTATGTTTTCCAATCTGTCTCACGTTCTTCGTGTCTTTTATTACGTTTACCTTTTAATGGCTTACGTTTAAAAATAGTCTTACATTGCTTTTTACCAATATACGACTTTAAGTTAGTAAGGCATGTAATTTTATATATAAAACCATACGGTATATTATCGTCTGTTGTATTTACAAGGGTGATCCAGTGACCTAAGTCCATTATTTTTTACTCTTACGTTTCGTATTACGCTTAATTTTGCGTTTACGTTGTAAAATACCCGATCTTGTTCGTATATACTTGTCAGGTGTAGCTATTCTAGCGTCGCCTGGAGCATAAAAATCTGAACTAGTTGGACTATCAGGACTAAATCCTCCGGCACTCCCACCCATAGCTCCTCCAGCTGTCATATCTTCAACATATATTTTAAAATATTCTTTGAAAGTTACAGTTGATTTCATGGTTAAATATATTTATAATGATTATGTGGAATTGATAGAGCGTTATAAAGACGAAATTGGTAGAGATCTTGTAATAAATGATTTTAATATTAAAGATGTACAATTAAAATTACCATCCCGTAAGCATTATTGGGCTGCTCGGTTAATTGATGCTAAGATCGCTCATCATAAGTTAATTAAACGTAAGAAGCTACTTAAAGAATCAATAGCAAGACGACTTATTAGCGATGCTCCTGTCAGAATTACACAACAAACAGCAGAAATAGCTGCTGAAAATACAGAAGAGTTACAAAATATTGCTATTGAAATTAAAGATTATGAGTTTGTTATAGAATATCTTGAAAAAGTTGAAAAAATTATGAGTGGAATGGGGTTTGACATCAAAAACATTATTGAAATTCAAAAAATGGAACAACTATGATCGAATTAGGCTATAATAAGTCAACAAATAAGCTCTTAATATGTAGTGATGACAGTTGTACTTTTAATAACCTACGCGAGCATTTTAGTACTGAAAATAAAGGCGCGACTTTCATGCAACGAAAGTTTAAAACGCGTAATGTTAAAATTCCGACGAGAAAATATGTAATTACCCCAACAGGTACGTGTGATATAGGTTTATATTGGGAAATTAGAAAATATTTTATTGAAAAGCAAATTATTTTAAACGTATCTATAACAGATAACCTCAATAAGGCGTTAACTATTGGTGTAAATAGTGAAACATATACTAAGTTTAACTTAAATTTAAGAGACTATCAGGCGGATGTATTAAATAAAGCGTTAAAATTAGGCTGGGGCACATGCGTTCTCGGGACAGGTGCCGGTAAAACGCTAACAACAGCCGCTCTTATTGAAAATTACTATCGTAATAGTAATAACAAAAGTACATTTAAATGTATTATGCTTGTACCTGATCTAGGATTAGTAACGCAAACATATAATGAGTTTATTGCATGTGGTATTTCTTACAGTTTGACCATGTGGACTGGCTCTACTAAGCCGGATCTTACTGCTAATGTTATTATTTGTAATATTGGTATATTACAAGCTCGATTTACTGAATCAGAATGGGTAAAATATATTGATTTACTTGTAATAGATGAGTGTCACAAGATAAAATCAGACAATAAAATTAGTAAAATCATCTCAAAAATTAAAACTAGGCACCGGTATGGCTTTACTGGTACACTTCCAGATAATAACGAAGATAAATGGTTTATTATTGGTAGGTTAGGACCCGTATTATATGAAAAAACAAGTGCAGAACTACGTAATGAAAGCTTTTTAACAAATGTTGAGGTTAAAATACTTAATATTAACCACGGAAACGTGCAAATTCCACGTCTATCTGATAGTGCTTATAGAAATGAGCTTGATTTTATATACGAAAGTGTAAAAAGAAACGAATTAATATCAAAATTATGCCTTAGACTAGTAAATAACACACTAATTCTTGTTAATCATATTAAACACGGTGAGATTTTATATGATCTACTTGCTAGAACCTGTACGAGCAAGCAAATATACTTTATTCGTGGTGAAATTGAGGTTGAAGAACGTGAAAACATTAAAAAAATCATGGAAAGTGATAATAATGTAGTGTGTATTGCTATTAGTGCCATATTCTCCACAGGAGTTAACATAAAAAACCTTCATAACATTGTTTTTGCGGCAGGAGGTAAGTCTTTTATACGAACCGTACAGTCAATTGGTCGTGGACTACGATTACACGCTAATAAAACACGGCTAATTATTATAGATCTTTGTGATCTTTTACATTATGGTGAAAAGCATTGCGAAAAGCGTATAGAAATCTATAAAAAAGAAAAAATAAGTTATTCTATAAAAAATATAGATATATGTTGATATATATAATAAGGTTAATATAATGTTTATATGTCCAAAGCTGAATATTATATAAGTCCGAAGGAATTTAAAGAATCTTTAAAAAGATTCTATGATTCTGATATACTTACCGATGATTTAGCGGAGAATGTAAAAAAAATCGCGTACGGTTTAAGCTATAATAGTAATTTCATTAATTATACCTACAAAGATGACATGATAGGTGACGCTCTTATAAAGATGTATTCAGCTTTATCGCGTAAAAAATATAGTTTTGATACAGAATCTAACCCTTTTTCGTATTTTACTACAATCGCCTTTAATGCCTTTATTAATCGTATTAAAAAAGAAAAAAGACATCATGAAGCTGAAAGAAGCTATAAGGAAAAGGTATATGAGGATATTATGACAGATCCGGAACACGGTGGAGGATATATCTATATTAAACCTATTTACGATGAAGATGGTGAATCATATGATCAAGATTAATAAGCCTAAAATAGGTATTATATCAGACCTGCATTTAGGTGTACATACTAACAGTACACAGTGGCATGATATTGCTATTAAGTGGGCTAATTGGCTTGTAAGTGAGTTTAAACGGCAGAATATTAAAGATATTATATTCTGTGGCGATTGGCACCACAATCGTAGTGAGATCTCAGTAAATACACTACAAGTATCAGCAGATATACTGGATATATTTAAGGATTTTAACCTTATTGCTATAACAGGTAATCACGATGTATATTACAAGCATAGAACCGATGTAAACTCGTTATCCATCTTTAAAACAAGGGATAATGTAACTATTTACGATAAAGTCGTAACACTAACTGCGTTTGATCGGACCCTAACACTATGTCCGTGGAACACAAGTATAGCTGATATACCTAAGAGTGATATAATCATAGGTCATTTTGAAATTGAGACGTTTAAAATGAATGCTTATAAGGTATGCGAAGAAGGAATGCGTATAAAGGATTTATTACAGCGTAGTAATTTAATTATATCAGGTCACTTTCATATGAGACATGAAAAAAAGTTTGGTGCTGGCACGATTCTCTATGTGGGTAACCCGTTTCAGATGGATTTTGGTGATGCTGATAATAAAAAGGGATATTATATACTAGATCTAGATACCCTTGAGTATAATTTTACCGAAAATACTATATCTCCGCTATATATTAAACTTAATTTAAGTGAATTAATTAGTTATAATACTATAACTAACGAATTAAAGGATTTACTAAAAAATAATATAGTTAAGCTAAAGATTGATCGCAATATCTCACAGGAAGACCTATGTATATTGACAACTAAGCTCAATCAACTACAACCTCAGACATTATCTGTTGATTATGATATTAATTACAATAAAATATCTAACGATAGTGGTGAGAAGGACTTATCAGGTATTGATATATCACAAGCAATTGAAGAATTTGTTAATTTACTTGAAATAGGTAATAAAAAAGAGGTGTTGAACTATACTGTCGAGCTGTATAATAAATGTATTGTATGAAAACTGTAAATTTTACTAAAATAACTATACAAAACTTTCTTTCTGTAGGAGAAGAACCAGTAATTGTTAATTTTAAGCGTGGCTTACATGTAATTACAGGTAGAAATATAGATAAACCTGATAGAAAAAATGCTGTTGGTAAGTCTACTGTGGCAGATGCACTATATTTTGCTATATTTGGTGAAACATTACGTGAAATTAAAAAGGAACTTATTATTAATAACATTACTGGTGGTAAAACTCAAGTAGAGCTTGAATTTAATGTTGACTCGCCTCGCGGTAATAATAAATTTCATGTTATTCGTACCCTTTCACCTACAAAAATACAAGTTTATAAGGATGGTGTTGATAAAACACGTGATAGTATAGCTAATACAACAAAATATATATGTGATGTGCTCAGCGCGTCACCTGCTGTTTTTCAAAACTGCGTTATTATGACTGTTAATAATGCAGTACCATTTATGGCTAAGAATAAAACGGAAAAACGCCGGTTTATTGAGGATATATTCGGTATGGAGGTGTTTAGTAAAATGATCTCCATACTAAGAGCTGAGTATAATGATATTAAAAAAGAATTCGATGTTCAAAACACTAAGCTAGAAGAAGTGACAACATCACTAACAAGCTATAACTCGCAAAAAGAGCGTAGTTTAAATAAAAAACAAGAAAAGCGTACGCTTTATCTCGAAAGACAACTCAACAACAGTCAGGAGATTGATGATCTGACAGAAAAAGTTAGTAAAATGTCAGATAGTGTCGAGATTAATAAGTTTAAGCATCAAATATCTAATTTAGATGATAAATTATTAACATGTGAGGATAGCTTAACGCTTCTTATTGAAGAAAGTACTACACAAAAAGCTATTCTTAGTCATAAAAAGGAACACTACACTAATATTGGTACTAGTGAATCAAAATGTCCAGTATGCTTACGTTCTATTGAGGAACACGATAAAAAAACAATTGATCTAGAAAAAAATATATTAAAAAACGAAATTGTTCAAATTGCAGCGGATGTTAAAACTTTACTAACCAAGATTCAGGAATCAAAAGATCATAAAGAAAAAATTAAGAATCTTATACAACATACAACAAGCTCACTTAATAATGCCAACCTCCAACTACTAACTAAGAAAAATCTCTTGGACAATATCGATAAACTTGTTATGTGGCAGACAGAACTTGAAATTGATATTGTATCACTTAATAATGATGTAGGTGAATTTGATGAGTTGATTACTTCTACGGAAGCTAGGTTTAATGAACTAACTAACACTGTAGCTAATATTTCCAAACAACTTAGTAAGCTTGACATTGTAAAATTTATTGTATCGGAAGAGGGAGTTAAGTCATATATTGTAAATAAGCTGCTTGAACTTCTTAATAATAAGTTATATTTCTATCTTAAGAAATTAGATTCGAACTCTACTTGCGTTTTTAATGAATATTTTGAGGAGGAAATCGTAAATGATAAGAATAAAATTTGCTCCTACTTTAATTTCTCCGGCGCTGAACGTAAATCCATAGATCTCGCGTGTTTATTTGCTTTTTCTGATATTAGACGGTTGCAAGGCGGTGTAAGTTATAATATTGCTATATATGATGAGTTGTTTGACTCGTCATTTGATGATAAAGGTATAGAGATTATTACAGAAATACTACGTGAGCGTGTTGAATCTCTTAAAGAATGCACTATTGTTATCTCGCATAGAAAAGAATCTCTTAAAGCCGTTACAGGTGATATTATTTTCTTAGAAAAGAAGAATGGTATAACAAGACGAGTAGAGTATTCAGAAGATTAATGTAAATACAATCAGATGTACGTTCTACCCTTTGTTAATCCGTTTGTAAGCGCTATAGTTCAACCTATTGCTAATAATATTATAACTCCTGCCGCAAAAAATACACAACCTAGAGAGCTATCACTGCCGCGTTATGTTAATTATATCGCTGATTATTCAGGTTGTGGTTTTTGGAGAATTTTATGGCCAGAAGTTCTTATTAACTCACGTGGAATAGGCTGCTCATCATCTTTAACGGCGATGGTATTTGATCCGCGGTGGTATGCTGGTGTGACGTGTGTTAAGGTTCAGCGACAAGCATCTAGTGATCAACGTGAATTTATTAAGCACTTAAAACAAGTTCAACAAGAGTATGGCTTTAAGCTCATATATGAAGTTGATGATGTTGTTTTTAGAGAAGATATACCCGATTATAATAAATTTAAATTTGCGTTTGATAACGATGAAATTCGTAATAATTGTATAGAAATTATTAATATGTGTGATGAAGTTCTTGTAACTTGCGATTATATGCGAAAGTTATATCAACAAAGAACAGGTAAAAAGGAAATTACTGTAATTCCTAACTTTGTACCTTATACATGGATGGGTCATCAGTTCGATAGAAGTAAGATATACGCAAATTACGATAAAAACAAAAAAAGACCACGAGTATTGTATACAGGTTCTGGAGCTCACTTTGATGTAGATAACAAAAATAACGGTGTTGATGATTTTTCTCACGTAATCGACTTGGTCTTAAGAACATTACAAAAATATCAATGGATATTTGTAGGTTCTTTTCCTCCTAAATTGCTACCGTATATTCAATCCGGTGAAATAGAGTTCCATCAATGGCAGACACTTGATACATATGCAACTTTTATCGCCGACCTTAATGCTCAAGTAATGATCGCACCTCTTATAGATAATAGTTTTAATAGATCTAAATCTGATATTAAGTTTATTGAAGCGTGTGTATTAGGATTACCGTGTATGGTACAAAATATGGAGACATATAAAAATGCTCCGGAATATCTTAAGTTTGACACGGGAGATGATCTCGAAATTAAGCTTGATAATGTTCTTCGTAATAGGTCAGCGTATTACAAAAATGTTGATTTTTATAGAAGTATAGGCGAGAAGAGATTTTTAGAGCATCCTGAAAACATTGGGTGCCATATTGAAGCTCTTAACACACCCTACGGCTCACCACAACGCGTCCATCTTAAAAAGTGGAATTAAGTAAAATACGATTGAAAACTAGACTCTTAGATCTATAATAATTATAGATGTATAGAAACGCTGTTTATAATAGTCGCGAGCAAGCAATTAACCTCTTTTCCTGGAACGAAGAAGGTAAGCGAGTTATGCATAAGGTAACTTATAATCCTTATTTATATATAGAAGATATAAAGGGGGATAAAACGACTATCTACCGTACTAAGGCTAGAAAAAAAGTATTCAGCAATACGTACGAGCGTAATAAGTTTGTTAAAGAATCAGGAGTTAAGAGATTATATGAGAATATACCAGCTTCTCAGCAATATCTACTTGATACGTTTTGGACAGAAAATGAAAAACCAGAATTTACTCAGCATCCTTTAAAAGTTACATTTATCGATATCGAAACATATTCGCCGGATTGCTTTCCTGATATTGAAGATCCTAATCACACCGTTAATGTAATAACATGTTACGATAGTTTTAGTAAACAGTTTCACACTTTCGGTCTTAAGCCGTATACAGGCCAAAATAAAAGCATACAATATTATTATTGTGAAAATGAACGAGACTTATTTATTAAATTCTTAGATTATCTAGCAGATGATTATCCTGATGTACTGAGCGGTTGGAATTCAGAGTTTTTTGATATTCCTTATATTATTGCTAGATGTGAACGCATTTTAGGTCCAGAATATGTAGCTAAGCTATCACCATTAAGTAATGTACACTTTCGAATGATAAAAGGAAAGTTCGGTAGAGATCAAAAACGCTTCTATATTGATGGTGTGTCAAGTATCGATTACTTAGATATATATCGACGCTTTTGCTTAAAATTGCGAGAGACTTATAAACTCGATGCTATTGCAGAAGTAGAGTTAGGTGAGAGAAAGATTGACTACGGTGATATGAATCTAGTTACTCTAGCAGATACAGATTGGAATCTATTTGTTGACTATAACATTCAAGACGTTAATCTACTAGTTAAGATGGAAGAGAAACTACAATATATTTCTCTGTTGAGAATGCTCGCCTATGTAGGGTTAACTACTATGGAGGGTGCTATGGGTACAATTTCTGTTATTAACGGTGCTCTAACAATAAGAGCTCGTAATAGAGGTGAAATTATATCTACCTTTATTAGACCAGATGCAGCAGGAAAAAATCCCGGTGCTTATGTCTCTGAACCTAAGAGTGGATTTCAGAATAATATTGTATCATTTGATGCTAATTCCCTATACCCCAATGTTATGATTGCTCTTAATCTATCACCCGAAACAAAAATAGGTCGATTAGAGAAAATGCATAATGGTATGATTAATATATATCACGTGTCAGGTAAATGCTTTGAACTCACACCTGAAAAATTTGCTAAGTATATTGAACTAGAGCAATGCTCTGTAACTAAAGCCGGGTTTTTATTTACGCAAAAAAAACAAGGTATTATTCCAGAGTTTCTTGACTACTATTATAAGGAACGTGTTGTAGTAAAGGACTTACTTTTTAAAGCAAAACAAAAATTGCAAGTACTTAATAAAACAGATAAAGATTATCAAAAGTTACAGTTTGAAGTGGAGAGACTTAATACTAAACAAATGGTTATTAAAATTCTTTGTAATTCGTGCTACGGTTATATGGGTAATAAGCAAGCACCAATTGGCGATGATGATATTGCATCTTCTGTTACATTAACCGGGCAAGCTGTTATTAAGCAGGCTGGTAAGCTTTTGCAGCAATATTTAACAAACAACTTCAACATTACCGATACAGCTGTACTAGATAATAGTTGGGTATACTCTGATACAGATAGTTGTTATTTCTCGTTAGAGTGTATTGAAGATAAAGTACCTCTTAAAAAGAATGGTATTATTAATGAAGATTTTTATAAGGAAGTTGAGAGTATTGAAGATTACCTTAATACAGAAATTACAAGCTGGGCTATTAAAGCTCTACGAACGAATGATAGTAGATTTGTATTTAAACGAGAATGTATTAGTGATGTAGGTGTATTTCTACAGAAAAAACGATACGTTATGCATATTCTTGATGATGAAGGTATAAAAGTAGACAAGTTTAAGTATACAGGTGTTGAAGTCGTCCGTACAACAATGCCAAACGCTATTAAGCCATACGCTAAAAAGATTATTGAGACAATGTTATTAACAAAATCTTTAACAAATACTAATAATATTTTAACTGAAACGTATAATACATTTAAAACGTTAACACCTGAAGATATTGCTTTTGTTATGGGTGTAAAAGGATATGATAAATATGCACCTCTTTGTAGAGAATTTAGTATTGCAAAAGGGATGCCTATCCATGTAAAGGCTGCATATCTACATAATATAATTAACAGAAAATTAGGTATCGAGAATAAATACGAAGATATTAAATCAGGTGATAAGACAAGATTTGTATATGTACAAACTCCCAATAAGTACGGTATTGAAGTTATAGGGTTCAAGCATAATATACCTGAAGAATATAAAGCGTTATTTAAAATTGATTATGAATTAATGTTTGAAAAGATTTTATTTAATTCTATTGAACGCTTTTATAACGGTGTAAACTGGCAGATAAGGAAGCCATCTGAAAATGTACGAGTTGAACTAGGTACACTTTTCGGATTTTAAGTTGCAAAAATAAATCTCAATAATATATATTAACATATGTCATATTTAGATACACCAGGACTCGATAATACCCCACGTGCACATCCAGCTTTTTGGCGTGGTAAAGCAGCCGGGCTAGGAGAAGTTTTAAAGATTGTTTCAGATATTATGCTTGGTAAGGATAACGGCACCGGCGTTAATAAGCATAATGATATTGAGAATATGCGACGTGCTCTCCTACTCTGGAGAGAACGCGTTGAAGAAAAGAATCAATCAACAGAAAAACAGGTTGAAAAAGTCAAATAATAACATAAAATAATTTATCATGAGTAACATTAAAGCTATTATCGATCATATTGGACGTACAGTTATTGGAGATGTCGTTTCTGAAACAGAATCAACACTAACAATGAATAACCCCGTTATTATTCACGTTCAACCAAATCAAGAAACTGGACAACTTCAAGTTCAATCCTTCCCATATATTTTTATTGAGTTT